TGTAATTATTTGTGTAAAAAGCTGAATAATTTGGTATTGTTTCAAGCTCTTTTCTTAACCATTCTACTGCTGTCATAATTTTATTTTAAAGGGAGCTTTTACACTCCCGTTGTTATCAAAAAGGTAAACCTCCAAATTCGTCATCGTCTTCAGCCATCATTCTAATTGCTTCCTCTTGAAAAGCTGACTCAATATTCCCCATTTGTTTTTGTTTCTGAATAGGAATATTTGTTGACGTACTCGCTAAACTATCAGATTCAATCTGCCAACCCTCAAAAGTATTAAAGCATTTCTCAACTCCATCAGCTCCAGTCCATAAACGTCCCTTTAAATTGATTGAAACGCTTATCATGTCGCCTTGTCGAACGTTGTTTAAAAGGTCACATTTTGCGTTGCTGAATTGAACGGTTAAGTATTGCTTATACGTTCCCTCAATTACTTCTAGGATAATATCACGTTTTTTGAACTTTTCGCTCTTAATTTCCTCTTGGCTTACCTTGTAAACCGTTCCTTTGATTTTTAAAACTTCACTCATTTTTACTTATTTATTTGTGTTAATAATTGATTATAATATTCACGCGCAATCTCTACACGTTCTTTGATTTTCTCTTGTACTGCTTCGTCTTTTTGTACAATAAATCTTTTTACCCTTAAATTATTCGGTATTTGGTCAAAATTGTGCATTTCTTGTACCGCTTGTCGAACTTCCAAATCCTCGTCAATCAAATTTAATTTCCAATGCTGTCTCCGAACCTCGTCCTCAACAATTTGGTGGGGAGTATTCATTAAACAATACACTAATTCGCTAGTGTCATGTCCCGTTAACATCATGTACCCTTGTAATTGATAATAATAATCTTTGTTTTTTAACGTTTCGTCAAATAAAGGGAATGTTGATCCACTCCATGAACATTTTATGTCAGCCAAAAGATTGTCCGTATTAATGTCAGGCTCTCCAGTTAACCACTCATTGTTAAATCTAACTTCGTTTTTTACTACAAAATCCCAATTTAAGACCTCAGATGCAAATTGTATGGCTTCATCTTCCATTTCCAAACCCTTATCAGTATAACGGCTTGAAAACTCCTTATAAATACCAAGTTCACGTTCTTTAAATAGGTCCTGAATGTAACTCTTTGCCGTTTCTGACAATATTTCGCTTTTTGTTCGTGGGTCCGTCATCAACTTTCCAAGTGAACTGCATCTAAATAGTAACTCTTTCATAATAATTGTAATGCTGACTTTTGAAGGTCTGTTAATTCAAATTTAAATAAATCCTCTTTTTTCGCATCACCTTTATGAATTGCAATAATTGCATTTTCAAATCTTTCTTGTGGTAATTTTAATTTTGCTTTTTGAGGTACTTCAATTGTGCTTGAATGCGTTTTATCTGTGTCATCAATTGCACCCGTTGGAACTAAAAAAGAGTAAAGTAATGCGTTTTTTAATGCGTATGTTGTCGCTTTACCAGCTGACTTGTCTTGTGTGTCAACTCCATGACCATATCCAACAATAGTTAAACTTTCGTTTGTAAGTGAATGCGTTATTAAAAACTTAGCAATAACCTCTGTGAAAATACTTTGCTTTTGCTTTATTTGCGTGTTTCCGCTATACGTTTCCTGTGCCTCCCATCGGTCAATTTGTACTTTTGGCTGTATGTCAATTGGTAAACACGTTAAATTGTTTTCAGCCATTGCACTTCCAATAATGTATTTAACATCCTTGTCAGCAACTCCTTTGTAGGAATTTTGCCCACTTCCAACAGTCATTGATTTATCAATATTTTTAACGGCTTTCATTACGTTAATAATTGATTCGTGCAAACCACTTGTTCGTGGTAGCTCTACAATTTGATTTGATTTTTCAGCTTCTAATACTGAATCGAATGTTTCTTTTTTCATATCTTTTATCTTTTAGTTGAACAAATATAAACTTTATTTTTATATAAACAACTATTTTAATTTATTTTTATTTTAAATTCTTCAATACTTCTTATTAACCAATATTCAAATCCTAGATTTTCCACTTTTTTTTGAAATATAATCTGTTTATCTGACTGTTTACCATGATCATCTTTGAACTCACAAAAAATAATTTTATTTTGCATTATAATTATAGTATCTGAAACACCGGCCATCATTCCTAATGCTTTTTTATACATCTGTTCGGCTGCCGATTTTCCCTCATTAGGAACACTAAAAATCAAATTATTAGTTTTTAGATTATTATTTCTAAAATAAATAACACATTCTTGTTGAATTTTACCTTCCGATTTTTTCATTTCTTTTTTTATTTATTATATCAATTATAAAATCTCTATGCCATTTATTGAATTTTTTATTATATTTTTCACACCATTTTTCCAATTCAATTAACGCTTGTAAATTACACCAATCATCTGTTACAATAGTTCTATATTTCGATTGATAATTTAAAATGTGGTCGCAAATTTTATAAATTATTGAATAAGGTTTCCAGTTCTTTTCTTCTGCTAATAAAAATAATTGATCCAATGGCACCATTATTGGATTTTCTTTAATTAAAAGATACAATTTTTGTTCTTTTTCTTCTTTGGCTTGAGATTCTCTTTCAGCTTCAAAATCATGGCCACAATTATCACAAGTTATTTTTCTTGTATGAAGTGTAAATCCACATTTTGGACATTCTTTTATAGGCATTGCACCCTCAGAAGTTTTTTCTTTTCCTTTTTTACCCTTTGAAAAATATGTTTCCCAATCAAAAAATCCATCATAAAAACCATGTCTAATAGTGTTTTTACCTAAATCAATTACTGTAAAATCTTCTTTATTTTCTGACAACCTGGAACCCCTACCAATCATTTGTAAATATAAAGCAAGTGATTTAGTAGCTCTATTTAAAAAAATTGTCTTTATTGTTGGCTCATCAAATCCCGTTGTTAAAACTCCAACGTTGCATATTATAGCGTCATTTTGAGTTTTAAAATTATTTAAGATTTGTTTTCTTTCAATCAATGGCGTTTCACCCGTAATTCTATACACGTTCAATCCTTCTTCTTTTAATGCTTCATAAACAGTATCGTTGTGTTGAACATTGACATTAAATATCAATGCTTTTTTACCTGGTGAAAATTCCCAATAGGCATTAACTACATTCGACACCATTTTTTCAGAAGAATAAAAATCTTGTAATTCTTTTTCATCAAATTCGCCTCTTTTTTCTTTGAATTTTTGAACACCTACCAAATCACTAGCAACACCATACACCTTACAATTCAATAAATAGTTATCAAATATCAATTTATCAATCGAAACAGGCATTATCATTTTATCATAATAATTTGCTAATGGTTTGTCATTTATTGGAGTTGCTGTAACTCCTAAAATTCTTGTTCGATTATCTAAAAAATACGGCATTTTTTTAAAGTTACCAATATGGCATTCGTCAATTATTACCAATCCAAAAAATGGGAGTTTATCCAATCTTCTATGTAATGTTTCGACCATCCCAACATAATAATCGTAATTATTAGGAATAAGTTTAACACCTTTTTCAATACAAAACACTTTTTCACCTAATGATTTTTTGGCTTGTTCTAATAATTCACTCCTATGCACCAGGATTAAAACCTTTTCAACATTCTCAGTAAAGTAACGTTTCGCAATCTCACAAAATGTGTAAGTTTTACCACTCCCCGTTGGCATTTGTAAAAGAATATTTTTTTCTTCGCAATTCTCGAAAACATCAATTGCTGCATTTTGATAATCTCTTAACATTTTAATTAAATATTACATTATAAACTCGTCTTGTTTTTCCATTTAGGCATTTAATATATTGTTCAAATGCACATATTTTTAATGCTTGGCCCATTCGTTTATTCGTTGTTCTGAATGAAGGATATAATTTTTCAAATTCTAACTTTATTTCGGTGTTTGTCATTGATCCATAAATATCAGTTTTTAAATGTTTCTGTATTAATTCAACTTCTCCCATTACTTCAGTATTTTTCGTTGTAGATTTATTCAAAAACTCAATTTCTTGTTTATTTAAAAACCAACCTTTTTTATCTTTTTCCCATTCATTGTATAATTCAATAAATAATTTTGTTTTGTCAATTTTAATATACCTTTCAAAATCAAATGAAATTAAATTAATTGGAATAATTCTTCTATTTCCCGTAGGATCGTTTATCACGTCATAATCATTGGATGTGCCTCCCAATACTGATAATCTATTTAAATCTTCTGAAACCTTACCATAAGGCATCCGAACTGAAAATGTTTGTTGCGATGATAACCTTTTTAATTTTGTTGCATCCTTTTTTGTTTTACCTCCAAATTCATCATCTACAATTAACCATTTCTTTGTCATTAAAATTTCGCTATCTTTTCCATCATCCAAATTAGACTCAGCATAAAACTTTTTTAATTCTGTTGGAAATAAATTTCTAAAAAATTCTGTTTTCTTAATTCCTTGCTCACCACTCAAAACCAAAATCATAAGCGAATATGTCCCATAAGCAGATCCAATTAAACCCAGCATCCATTTTTTTAAATAAACATCTAAATAATCAGTTACAATATGATTGCCTTTATCATCATGAATAATATGATCTACATCAAAACATTTTATTAATTCATCAAATTGGTTTCCCGTTTCAATATGTTTATTTTTATCAAACCATTCATGTATCGGATTGTAACTTTTTGAATTGTCCCGATTTTGAATTAATGTAAAAACTTTGTCTTTTGAAATTCCATCATCAATTTTCTGCCAAACAGTTGTATAAAATTTAGCCAAAATTCTATCTGTCATTTCTTCATTTCCAAATTCAAAATTTCTAGTAATCTCATTAAATCTAACTTTTGAAAATTTAATTAAATCTATAATTAATGATAATTCTGTTTCTTCTTCTTTTTTATTTTCAGTTAAACGGCCAATTATATTTTCATCATCATTTATTTTTAATTCTTTTAATACCTCTTTTGGGTTGTCAGTTAATCGAACTATTGATTTTATTTGTTTTGTTTTTTCTGAAAAAATTGATATTCCAGCTTCTTTAAATTTATAATATACACTTGAAATTGATATACCTGTTGCATCCCTTTTACAAATCTTGGTGTAATCTTCATCTACTTTCTTATAATCATATTTTGAACTACTCGAACATAACGCATGAAAATAATCACGTCCATCATATTTAAACTCTGATGCCAAACCAAAACCTAATTTTAAATAATCTTCGTATGAATCAAATAAATTCATTCCTTTTGCCTGGTTAACCATATCGTCAAAATCAGATTTTACAACAAACTGTTTTGTTTCTCGAATGATAACATCTTTTTTCTTCAAATATTTCTTGAAAACTTTTGATTTTTCATTAATATACAAATGTGGATCAAATGAAACAAATCGTAATCTTGAAACATCTTTACACGCTTTATCAATTACAATTGAATAATTTATAAACAAATATTCTTCTATTCCTAAGAATGCTTCTAAATGCTTATTTCCATCTATTCGAATATAAATAGCATAACCACCATTACCACTAACTGAATCATGCAAACAATGAATGTAATCATCTTGTTTTAATTGTTCAATATCCAAATTGCAAACCTGGTCTTTTGCGTCTACATCAATACAAATCAAACCTGAATGCTCCAATAAACCTTTTATATTTCTAACCTTAAAAACCCCTGAAGGAGTTAAGGCCATTAAATTTGTCTTTTCAAGTTTTCCAATTCTATAATTTAATACCGAATCTTGCCAACGTCCATTTTTTACACCCTCGAAAAATTCACTTTCAGAAATATTCTGTTTTGGAATTGCGTCTTTTTCTTTTACTTTTTCAAACAAACTAATCATATTTTTTTTGTATTAAATGACAAAACCCCTTTGAACTTTCACTATGCAGAGCTACTTATCCAAAAGGGTTTTTAATAATATTCTCTAGTTCCTGCATGAACTATATTACAAAGTTAATCTATTTTTTCTATTATTACACATTACACTAGAATAATTCTTCTGTAATAATGTGTAATCCTTGCTATCATTGGTCTATAACACTATTATTACACATTACACTAGAATATCATATTTATAACTACTACAGAAAAATAATAATTTATTTTTTTTTTCATTTATTTACGTTAGAACTTTCTTTAATTATACGTTTTTTCTGTAATGTGTAATAATTGTGCGTAAACATTTGATATTTATATCGTTACATTATTACACTTTATTTCAATTCTTCTGTAATAATCTATAAAACAAAAAAAACACGCTATAAAATAACGTGTCTGTATTGAAAATATGTAAATATTACTCGCTTTGTTTTAAAATTATTTGTGTTAATATCTTTCCGTTGAGCCCAACACAATGATAAAATCCTTTCTCAGATGTTGACAAATAAGAAATAGTGTCGAAATTATGGACTGTAATACCTTTCATTTTACTGATTCCGTCGTTCTTAACGTATCCCACGAATTCAAGATTTTTAGCGTTACAATCAAAGTTTATAAACCTTGTCGAAATTGCTCGGTATTGATTTACTGATTTAATTAATGTTTGCATATTTTTTAGAGATTAAGTGATCCAATAAGATTAAACAATTCATTTCGTTAATATTCATATCCTCGCTGGAGCTGAAATTTATGTTAATAT